TTGATAATATAAAAGGCATCCCTAAAGTCTTTATACTCAACAGTACCATCAGATTTTTCTGTTGATAGAACAATAAAACTAGTACCTACGTCTAAACCTTTTGCCATAATATAGCCTTTCATAATTATTGGTATAATATATTTTACACCAAAAATAGCCTATTTTTTAAGATTCTTTAATTTGTTAATAGATGACGATATCTGTTCTGTTGACTGTTTTGTTTCTCCTAAAGAATCATATTTCTTCTCTAAGTCTGTTGTTTTTATATCAACAACATATTTACTATCATCAATAGATATAATGCTTTTTTCTAAGGTATTTGGTTGTTTCTGCTGTTTAAAAAATGACTGACTCCCAATATTTGCCTGACTATTATTCAGTAGTATTTTACCACATAATAATCCTAAGACAAAAGCAAAGAAATTTAATATAACTAAGATAATTATAATAATATTATTTGTCATCTTGAATCCATTTTATAAACTTATCTTTAGTAGTATATCCGCGTGTTCGTTTGATCTCTATTCTCTTTCTAAGTATGCAATAATCTGGAATAGTTTTAACTTTATATTGCTTTATAATATCTTTATTATTATGGTTGTCAATATCAATATAACAAACAATTTTATCTGATACTATTTTCTGATCTTGTTCAATATCTTTTTTCATGATCTGACAATACCTGCACCAGTCTGCTGTAAAAATCACAAGGATATCTTTGTTATTATTTTCGGATAGTGCAATAGCATCTAACATATCATTTACAAAAACTGGTGGCTCACCACCCATCAAAGTTAGAGTTTGAAGAAATATGACAATCGCTGTTAATACAGATTTCATTTTTTATCTCCTATGATCCTACCTTTTGGAGTACGAATAACAAATCTTTCTCTGATCAAATAGGGCTCGATACTATTTTCTATTGTTTCTATTGCAATTCCTGTCATTGATGAGATACTTTTTAGTCCGAGTGCATTACCTCTTGACTTTTTTAATACCTCTAAATATAACCTATCATAAACATCTAATCCTCTATTATCAATACCCTGACTATTAAAAACTTCATCAATATCCATCTTCTTATCATGGTAAAATGCTGTGTAGTTCTTATACCATTGTAGTCTAGCATTAAGGATTCGTGGTGTTCCTTTGCTTCTTTTAGCAATTTCCAGAAGATCATCTGGTTCAATCATTAGTCCGAGCTTATTTGCGTTCGATCCGGCTAGTTCGGCTAACTCATCGGGTGTATAAAAAGAAAGATGTTCTTTTATTGTGAAACGATCATAGAATGGCTGACTTAAACTACCACCACTAGTAGTAGCACCTATCATAGTAAACATTGGAAGATCAATAGTTTCTGGTTTAGTATCCAGAGTAATATTTAAAGTAAAATCTTCCATCACAGGATACAGAAATTCTTCCACAAGTTTGGGAAGTCTATGAATTTCATCTATAAATAATACTGATTTTGCTTCGATACCCATAAGATATGGAAGAATATGCTTAACACTCCGCACATTTGCCGCATTGATCGTATACAGGTTTGTACCCAGTTCGTTGGCTATAGCACTCGCTATGGTCGTTTTACCAAGGCCAGGAGGCCCGTCTATTAAAACATGGGGCATCACACCACCAGTGTTTAAACAGCCATGCACCAGAATACGGAGCCTAGACACAACCTCTTTTTGACCAATTACATCATCAAATTTTGATGGACGAATAATATTAGTAGCCATTATGTTCTCATTGATGCTAAAGTTTGTTTTACCAAGGACGCAAAATCATCGTTAGGATTTTCCAAATAAGACTTTGTTATAGAATCTGTAGCCTCTTGGATGGTAAATCCGTAACCAACCAATAATTTAACAGACTTATCCAGTAGATCAACTGGAATTTTTATAGATTTTTTAACCAGTTTCTGAGAGTATCTTAGTTTAAAACCAGTTACTAACCTAACCCCAAAAACCTTTCCACAATCGCAGACTATCTTAAAGTTTTTTGTAGAGGCTTCTTTAATAGATAACCAATAATCCCGAGCACATTTATTACATCTATATTTAAGATGTATATCTGCTTCAATCGGTTTCTGGTTTTTCAATAATTTTTTTGATTTCTTCTTTATGCTCATCTTTAATCCAAAAAATAAAGTCATTAGAATCATCATCAAATGCTGATTCTATCAGACCCATATTAGCCAAATCATTTAGTATATTACTAACCATACGATCATTTAACAGTTCAAGGAACTCCATGAACTTAGTATCATTGACATAATAAGTAATCTTTTTAGTGATTTTATTTGTCTTACTTCTTAGGACATTCTTTGCTATAGTAGAAGATTCATCATGGGATAATGATTTATCTAGTTCTGTTCTGTCCTGCTTCTTACAGTCTAATAATTTTTCTACTTCTAGTTGATCTTCTGTTTCTAAATTTTTTCCAAAACTATTGAAGATCAAAATTCTAGCAGCGTCCACAAACTCATCAAAGTCATTAATAGCAAACCACTCATTGTTCATTATAAACTCTTAATTTAAGATATCGTAAAGTGACTTATAGTGTAACGGTTGTTGGATGAAATAAGAGGCATGGCTTTGTAGATGATTAAGATATTGAGTTTGTAAAACATCATGAACAAAGTATTTCTTTTTCCAGATTGGTTCTCCATTATAATTGGATCCTAAATACTGGAACTTTTTATCATTCGCAGTATTAGGATTCCAACTATTCACAGGAAACACTATCATCTTATCGAAGTCATAATCTTTTTTAAAGATATCGTTGATCATTTTGCTTATCCATTCCGACAACTGAGAGTTTTGGTTTACATCAAACTTGAAGTACAATTTATATGGGTCATATTGATCACTATAATCATGATTATAATAATCATCATCATATTCGTCATCTTCATCATCGTATGGATTGTTCATCAATATTCCTTTTAAAAAATGGGAGGGAATCGAACCCTCTCAAATAGCGTTTGTCGAGTTTCCCAACCAGAGGCTATTATCTTAGTCACCAGACTCCACCTTCTTTAATAATCAATACTGATCGTCATCTTCCTCATCATTATCAGCATAGTAATCATCGTCTAGATCTTCTTCATCATCATTCCAACCCCAATCATAATCGTTATCATGTTCATCCTCCTCATCAGAATACTCATCCTCAGAGAAGTTAGCCGCATAAAGAGGCTTGAGAAGTTCGCCTTGATACTCTCCAACAACTTCATATTGGCAAGTGCGAAGTTTCTCACAGTTGCAATCACTAGGAACACTCACAACGTCCTTGGGATTAATTTTGACGATCACAATCTTATCTCCATTCTCAAGACTACCATAACCAGCAACATAGTTCAATGCACCAGCATGAAGTCCATCAGAACAACCCCTAGCACGATCATCATCAACTTTGGCTCGCTGCATTTTGCAAATCTTGCCAACACTATTATCGAAAACCCCACGATACTTATCCATAAAATCATTTCTAACAGCCTTGTAGGCAAGGAAATATCCATCCTCAGTAATGGGCAGATGCTCATGCTCAAGGAAATCATACAGTTCCTTTTGACTCTGCATACTAGGATTCTCCATTAGGTTATGAAGAAAATTAACCAGAGGATAGAAAGGCAGACCCTTGCTCATAAACTCTAGAATACGCTTGCTGATACTACCATGAACAATCTCGTTCTCGTAAAGAACTTGACCATTCTTAATCTCAACAAGACCATCACTAAAAGTAGCCATCGCCTTTTCCACATCAACAATCTCAAGAAGTTCATCAGAGGTCGCGGTTGGCAACGCCTCAATAATCATCTTGTAGTTAATATGATCCGGCAAAACCTGATAGGTTCTATTATTAAGAACCAACGTAAGATTACCATCAACCCACATAAAAGGAACACTCATGTTATTTCTCCTGTTTCCTGTGAAAATCAACCAATAATTTGACCAAAAGACAACTTCAATTCTTCAACACGATCATCATCCATCTTATTAAGCCAACGCTCATCAGTCCTATGACTATAATAGTTTTCAGCATCAAGTTGCTTGAGAGGATTAGTATTCCTAAGTTCTCTCAGATTGCCCGATACTGGATGGATGCACATAATATACTTCATCATTGGGTTGTTGTCAACCTCTGTTTTAATATTTTTTCTCAGATCAGCCATTTTGGGACAATCATATTGACCACTGGTTGAAGGTTTGAAAATCTTTTGATATTCATCAACAACACCACTGTCATAAATACCAAGCAACATAGCATTGATTTGATTATAGATTACATTGGCCTCTTTAATCTTAACACTATCAAGACCATTGACCCCAAAATCATGCAACAACTTTGTCATATGAGAGTAATAATCATCCTTCTTGAATCTAGCGATATCAAAAGTCTCCCGATGAATAGTCTCAGCAAAGAACTCCACGATCATCAGACTATTCAAAGTATCCACAATACTACGCTTGCTGATAAACTTTTCATATTCCAATCCAAAAATATTTAGCATATGGAATAGAAACTGTCTATCAAGATAGCCTTCACGGTAAGACTTGCTCATCTTATCGTCGCTATTAAATTCAGTCCTACACTTTTGCACAAGATCGTTGAACTGG